CTTCCACTTCTGCTGGCCTTTGACCGGGTTCTTCGCGTGGGTCGGCTCGGGCCACACGATCGGCTGGCCGTCGCACCGGGCAATCATGAACAGGCGTTCCCGGCTGGTAGGCGCGCCGAAGTCGCAGGCCTTGATCACACGCCACTCCACGGCATATCCCAGGCGCTGCAGCTCGGCGACAAACACAGCCCAGGTCTGCCCGCGGCGTTTCGGGTCAGGCACCAGGAACTGCTGGTGGACAGGAACCACTTCGCCAGGCTCAGCGATGTCGCCGCCGAGCTTCACGACTCGGCCTGTTGCCTTGCAGCGCTTGGCGATCAGCGGCCCCCACTGGAGGATCTGCTTCACGTTTTCAAGGCTGATAACGCGGGGCATCTTCTTGCCGGCCCACTTGAGGCCGATCCACGACAGGTTCCGGATCTCGCGTTTGCGTGGCGGCCCGCCGGCGGCCTGGCTGTGGTGCGTGCAGTCCGGCGACATGTGGAACCATCCAACGGCCTTGCCGCCGCACTCGGTATCCGGGTCACCATCGAACACGTCCGTGGTGAAGTGCACCGCGCCCGGGTGGTTCACCGTGTGCATGCTGATCGCCTGCGGGCTGTGGTTTTTCGCGACGTTCACCGTGCGGCCCAGGCCCATTTCCAGCCCGGTACCGGCACCGCCGCCACCGCAGAAGAAGTCGACCACGATCTCATCGTCCTGAGGATTGAAGCCGAGTCCGTATTGGGTTTTGAAATCGAAGGGGTGTTTCTTCTGTTGTGCGGACATAGAAGATCCTCGCCGGTATAGTTCCGGGGTCTACAGGGGAGTGGGTTATGAGGCGTGACTGGATGGTGTGGTTGGGGTGCTTTTTTCTATTCGGAAGCGGAGCGGTTTGGGCTCAGGTTCCAATCAAAAGTGATTTTTTTGTCGTCGACAATGTTCATGATCTGTTTGAAATTCTTGGGGCGCTCGCAACAGTTATTGCCGTGTGCGTTGCGGCAGCAAACATCAACACTTGGAAGCACCAGGTTAATGCGTCTGCTGATCTTGAATTGGCAAGAAAAGTAGTGACCGCTATTCATAGATATAAAAGCAAAGTCATGGCGGCCTGGGGGTGGGCGGAATTTTCCGCTGCTCAGTTGAACGTAGGCCAACCTCCGACATCTGACTTGTCTGAATCTGTTAACGATGCAATCCAGAATGCACTGGATGAAAACGATAGCTCTCACTTGGAGCTAATGGACCTGTTGCTCCAGTGTAAGTCGGCGTGGCGCCTTGATTTTGGTACCGATCAAAAAGTTCTAGAGCTTTTTGCTGATCGATGCTCTTTAGTTTCGAAAAGCTATATCCTTAGGGCCCGTACTTATAATTTAAACCACCAACTTGCCTTAAGGTCAGAAAACGTGATGCGAAATCATTGGTTGTGGTTTGAAGAAAACAACTGCAGCGATTATGGCCAAGCAGCCAAGCATGTTGAAGGCCTGTTATCAAAGTTGGAGCATCGAATTGAGGAAAAGCTCCTACTCCGCTGAGGAGCATTTGATCCTACGGTTGAGCAAGCGATTCAGGCGCCGCCCACCGTGACTGGTGGTGGCAATTTGGTTTTGGTTGGGGTATTACGGGTGACCGGCATGGGGCCGGCTATTTGGATTTTTGAAATGAATAAGACGGATTTTGAATACGACGCGGACCTCTTCGCCAATAAAATCGGCAAGACACGGTGGGCCTTAAAAGGCGCTCAAACGAGGCTGCTGGAGCGTGTGGAGCATTGGGAAGAGCTCGGAAACCAATTTCTGGGTGGCGCAGTATCAGTGTCGTCTTTGGCTGGGCAAAACCGGATAGAAGGTCAAGTGTTTGGAAAAAAATTCGCTATCCAGTACGGTCCTCTAGGCCGAGAAGAAAACGGTGTGCTGGAAGCAGTGTTGTTGATTTATAGTCTGGTAGCTGGCGATCCGGTTGTGATCAGCCGCTTTCTCGTTGCGCCCGACGGATCAATCCTTGCGGCAAGCGGAGATTTGATTATTGACGGGAATGCGCAAAGCTTCAGCTTTAGATTCTTGATCGCTATCGTCAATCGGGTACTTAACACATCCGCTGAGAATTGAAGCCTCATCAACTCCGCTGCCCGGGATGTCCAGCCAGGCCTGCCTTCGGCGCTGACGTACCTGGTTGTTGATGCGCCTCATGACGGCTCGGCGAACCGGAAGCCGTTTTCTCTACCGATCAACTGGACGCGCTTGATGTGCATCTTCGGCTTGACGGCTATCTGGCTGACGGTCTTGCCGGTCTCGGCCAGCTCCCACACCTGGAGGGCAAACTTGTCGCTGGGCACGCAGCTAGTTGTGGTTGCAGGCTGGTGGCAATTTGGTTTTGGTTGGGGTATTACGGGTGACCGGCATGGGGTCGGACAGGGAGCGGATATGCCAAGCGTCGAAATATTTAGCGATGAAAGCCAGGGCCACCAATTCGACATTGAGGTGCGGCACCACACCAACGGTTTCACATATCAGCTGATCGTCCAAGGCCTGCCGAACATTCGCCCGGGCGATGAGCTGTTTCCTACTTTAGATAAGGCCCGGCAGCACGCTCGTGAGCAAGCCTGGTCCCTTATCAATCAAATGGTGAAATCCCATCGGTAGGGGTTATGTGAATATGTCGAGCTGTTGCACGGCGGACATCTTTCTGGACAGGTCAAGGCAGGCCGCCTCCAGCTCACCGGTGTAGTGGTCGCGGGATGTGTCGATCTCGACGACAGAGCCGTCGGGCCGGCGTATCGTCCGCGATTTGCGTGGGCCGCGCTCGATGGTGTAGCCCAGGCGCTGCCATAGGTCGTTGGGGCTCCCGGGTCGCGCGGTCATGGGCTGTCCTCATCACGACAAGCGCGAAGGGCTTCGCGCTGATACGCCAGGGTCAATTTTGCCGACACGTTTTCGGGTATCACGTATTCGTGTCGCGGAGCCGAAAGGAACTGCGCCGATCCAGCCGGACCCAGGCCATGCAGATGGTGAATCATCAGCGTCATGGCCTCGCCCTGTTCCTCAATACCGTTCCAGGCCATCAGGTCGGCCAGGGCCTGGCGGGTTCCGGCCAGCGTGTGTAGCCGCAACTCCTCCTCGCCGCGGCTCTTTCGCTTCGCCGCGGTCTTCGCTGACCTTTCTTTCTGAGCTGCAGCCATGGCAGGTCTCCGTTATTCCACTGGCCGGCAGTGCCAGCCAAGTCTGTCGTTTGCGTGGTTGGGTGCGAAAACGTCTCACGCTGCTTCCTTGATTTGGCCCCAGGCGCCTACGGCATCCAGTAGCGCAGACAATCGCGCCTCGGGCACCGGCGTGTCACCGGGCACGGCCAGCCAGCCCATGCCGATCCGGTGGTTCGGGTTGCAGTCGGCCTTCACCTCTTCGTAGAAGTGCTCAAGGACATCCGAAAGCCGCTCCACCAGGTGGACGCCATCCGGCCTGATGTCGATTGACTTGATGTACTGGGCACCGTCCTGGCGGACGCAGATGCCGGCGATGTAGATCGTCCAGCGGTGCGCGACATCGCAGAGGGCGTCGGAAACTGGCCGCGAGAGGATCTGTTTCCCGTTCTTCCAGTTGATCATCACCTGCAATCCACTGGGGTCGATGTTGATCACGGCGGCGTGGTTCGTGTTCACCAGGGCCCGCATGCTGCGCTCGATTTGAACTCGCCGATTACACGGCTTGCGCTTGCTCATAGCGAGTCCGCCATCTTGCGCAGGGCGCGGCGTTCTGCCAGGGACAGAGGCCGGGGTTTGCGCTTGAGGACCGTTTCAGGGTCTATCCGAGTTGAGCGGGGCGGCGGGATGGGATTGCGTGGCGGGCTTGGCAGTTCGTTGACCTGGCCGCCGGCCGCCAGGAACTGGGCGATCCGCTCGGAAATGGAATCTGCCAGTGGCCGATGATGCTCGACCAGGCTGAGGTGGTTGCTGATCATGCTGCGATCCCCAGGACTTTGTTCATGCGCTCGTCGAGGATTTCGTAAAAAGTCTTCACCCGCTCGGCGATCTTCCTGATCATCACTTCGTCCCGATACATGCGCTTCACGAAAAGCGGCATGCCCGGCCAGTAGCTGATGAAGTCAATCCACTCGCGCTCAGAGACCCATAAGCCGCCCTGGCACTGAGGGATGTGCTCCTTCGGCACCTCGTCGGCCAGAATCACGCCTACTTGGAATTTCGGGAGCTTTGTCTTGATTTCGATGAGTCCAACGTCGCCGACGAGGCCGTCAGGTGAGTAACCGATGCCGTGGTTGAGGATGATGCCGACCTGGGTAGCTGAAACCTCTTCGCGCCCCTCGTAGAGGCTGCGCGCAACCAGCTCTTGCTCATGTCCGCGAATGGTCGCCTTCGTCTGGAACGGAATCTCGGCAGCCTCCTCGGTGATGCGCTCACCGATGAGCTGATCCATATAGGTGAATGCCGCCACACCAAAGCCAGCCTCGCCCTTGCCGCTGACC